CCATTCTGGATGATAATTAAAGGTGAACCATTTTTACCTACATCAGACCAACCATTTAAAGACCTATTTTCACCATATCTAGCTGTGCTTCCTAATCTTATAGTATTACCAAATCTTCCTTGAAAAATATTATCACCTGCAAAAGGTTGTAGTGGTGTTGATAAATCATCTGCTTCTACAAAAGTTCGGCTTGTTGGATCATTAGGTGAATTAAACTCATAGTTAGGTTCACTTGAGCCCTCAGACCTTCCAGTATTAAAATTAGTTGAATATAGTGGAGTTGGTATTGGGTTTAAATGTGGATTATTGAATAAATTTATTGATGGTAAGTAATAATAAACTGTCTTTTCTTTTTGGTTTTCTTTAGATGAATTTTTATTAGGTAGTTGGAATAATAAAACAAATTCACCTACTAAAGGATAACTATTAATATTGGATAAATAAGGTCTTGCAAAACTTCCACCTCCAGATTTTCCAGGTATTGAAAAAAATATAGTTCCAATACTACCCCACTTACCATAGTTATTAAACTCAGGGTGGTTTTTAGTTAAAATAATATCCGTTATTTTAGCGGGTGTCATTTTATTAGGGAAAAGTTCTTCAAATAATTGACGAACTTCATCTCTAGATATACCCGAAGAATAATTCCCCCCACTTGTAGTATTTTGAGGTCCTATATTTGTAGACATTATTTATCTTCTGTTTTTGGTGGGAGTTGTAAGTTATTTATTTCTTGTAATAACTGTGCTTTTTCTTCTTCACTTATACCAAACCCGTTTTCAACTGTTCCTTCGTTTGCAAATATACGTTGAAAAATAGTAGCAACTTTTATAAGCGCTTCATCGTTTTTAATACCCAATTCCATATACTCTTTGATAAGTGGCACAATCATTGTAGCATCACCTATATCGCTGATTAGTGGTTTTAGTTCGTTGATTAATGCACCAATTTGGCCTTCTTTTTTCTTTTGATTATCGTAAATTTCTTGGAGTAAATCCGAGTAAGTTTTTTTACCGAATATATTTTTATCTAAATGACTCATAGTTATACGTTTGATTCGTGTATAAATATAATCAATTAAGATTTTTCAAAATCTATATAACCTGTTTCTAAATAAAAAACATAACTACCCTTAAATAACCCATATAATTTACTAGCTATTTTAGTGATTTTAGGTGTTTTAACTTCTAAACCATGTGTAGCCATTATTTCTCTAATATAAATGTATAAAGCTTTTTTATTAAATATTTCTAAATTTTCTCTTTTACGGAATAATTCTAATATAGCGTCTGCTATTTGAGCATCATTACCTTTAGGGAAAAAGTTATTAAATCTTTCTTCTACATATTTTATATAAGCATCTATAAAAATAGATAATCTGTCTTTTTCTTTTTCTTCACCCATCTGATATGAGTAATTATCATCTTTAAAAAGTTCATCTACTGGGGCTTTTTGAACTCGTTTTTTGTAGTTTTTTGTATTATATACTATTAACCAGTTTTTTGTTATAGTACCAAAATATGAATATGCTTTTGCTCCATTATCTGGGTTGAATAGATGCATCTTAGAAAGTAAAAAAGTTATTACTTCATGTTGTAAGTGTTCTATTTGATCTACTTCTGTATAATAGAATTTAAAAGTATGGATTATGTTTTCCGTTAATTTGAAAAAAGCATAGTGTATCTCATCTCTGTAAATATTACTTCTAATTTCTGAATCTGGTTCATTATTATATCTGACAATAGCTTGTTCAGTATCTTTGGTAAAGTAGTTTTTACTCTTAGGTCGTCTTTTTTTAGCCACGGTAATCATTTTAGTCTTTTTAACTTGAAATCGTTTAGGATATCTTGTAGTTGGTGAATAGATTTGAAAAAGAATCCAACTTCATCATCTGATTTAAATGCTCCGGATTTATCTATTTCTTCTAATTTTTTATCTGAAAGTTCTATTACTTTAGAAAGTCTATCTAAATACTGTAAATATTCAACTAAAACATCTTCTTGTTTTTCGTTTTTACGCATTAGATTAAAAGTAGTAAATCCTAAAATTACTACTAATACTGATAAAACTGATATGGAGATTATTTCTATCATAAACTGTTTAGCATATTTTTTAACCCTTCACTTTTCATTGAGCCAAGTGCTTTAGTTTTTATGTTAGTGTTTGATGTTTTAACCTTAGGTTCGTTTGGGGTTATCCCATTAAGTTTAGGTAACCACTCTTTTTCAAACTCTATTCTTGCTGCCATCATATCGGCTTGATGTAATATAAAAGGTAAAGATGTTCTAGGTTTAGTTTCTGGCATAAATGATTTTAGATATTTTTCATTTGCTGGATCGTATAAACCATCGTGGGTTTGAATAGCAACCATTTCGTTAAAGGTATATTTAACATTATGTTGTTGGAGTAAAAATAATCCTCTATCTGGGACTGCAGAAAAAGCAATAGCTTTATTATGCATATAATCTTCTCCTAGTTTTTCTCTTCTCCATTTATCGGTTTGAGGAATATAACATTCATGTTCTTCATCTCCCATTTTACCTAAATCATGGTTTATAGCTGAGAATACAAGTTCTTCAATTGTAAATGTAGATCTATCCATTTCAAATTCACTCCACACATCATATATTTTAAGAGATGCATCAACAACCCTATTAACATGATCTATATAACCTCCCTCGAAAGCATTATGGTAAGCTGTTTTATGTGAAGCAGGCATCATAACTAACCTATCTTCAAATTTACTATAAAAGTCTAAAAGTAATTGCTTTCTTTCTCCTTTAATATATTTTACAATGTTGGAATTAAACTTATTCCAATTTTCTAGTATTTGTTCTGCGGTTAGATTCATTATGATTCTCTTTCTATAATGTCCATAATATCTTGAAGTACTTCTTTAATAGATCGATGTGTTTCGTTATACTGTTCTCTAGTACCACCTCTATTAACGTTCATATCTTGTTTCTGGATTAGACCATTTAACTTACCTAGTCTATTTTGAATAATCTGCTTATTTCTCATTTTGTCATTTTTAATATACCATAATATACGAATGTAACTTGGGATATCCAAATTATCTGAGGTGTAATGTGTTGAATGCGGTGTATCACCTTATCACCCTTCACATTTTTTTCATCTAACGTTTTTTAGATGCGTTTTTTCAAACCCCGTGATGGGAACGTACGGTATTAGGATTTCGACTCCAAATTATTTTTAAGATACTTTTGAATCTTTACAAATAAAGCACATTTTTCATATTCTTCTGCATCTTCAAAAAAGGAAATTGATAGTTTTAGTGCTGTATCTAGATAATCATCGTGTTGAATAATTAAACTACCATTCCACAACTCAGACTCAATATCACAATCTTTAATATAACTCCAAGCTCGGTTATGAGCTAAATATTCTGACATATTTTCTAAATCTTCAGTTTCAAATTCATCATCCGAATCTTTAAACATACCAATAATTTTTTTGGAAAACATAGATTGATTAAGGATTATACGTTTAAACATACCTATCTTATATGTGGGAGTTTTTTCAAACTGCGCCATTTCAATAACCTTAGGGGGTGTTTCTTTTGGTTCTTCCTTTTTATTGTGGTTAAATAAATTAAATATATTTTCAATGTCCATATCGGACATAAATATAGCACTATTACAATATATGTCAAATTAACTTCTAAATTCTTTAGTTAATTGTTCTAATGCCGTAGAATATTCTACTTTTTCAAGTTTGGTAAGTGAACTATACCACTTAGGGAAATCACCTCCTTTAATTTCTAATAGTTCTTTTTTAATATTTCTCATAATGGACTTTATTTATTATATTTTCTAGTTCTATCTTAGCTTCATTTATTTCTCTGCTATTCAGCATATCTAATACTGCGTTTAATTCTCTATATAGTTTTTCCATTTTATTTTTCTTCTTGAAATAATAACTCACTACTACCTCTGATTTTTCTTGATATTTTATCTCTGGCTTCTGTAACTTCTGATTCTACAATCCCATTTCTACCTTCTTTCAAAGCTAAACGATTGGTACCATAACAATATAAGGGCCCATCGTAATCTTCTCCATTAATCCTTCTTTTACCATCCCAACTTTTAAAATCATTACAAGTTACTCTATGCCATCGCTGACCACCTGTTAAATATACTTCTAAGTTAGCTGAAGTATTAAAATCATATATTGGTTTATCGGTAAATCCAGTTTTTTCTGCCATGTTATATTATATTAATTTTAAACGTATAATTCTTAGTTTGTGTTGCTCCAAAACCCGAGTTATTATAATCTACTTGAATAAAAGCATTAATAGTATCTCCTATCATTTCATCATCTAAAGTAAAGTTTTGTGTAGGATTATAATTATACCTTGAATGAGTACCTATAATAGATTCGGCATAAGGGCAAGTTGTACAAAAGTGCATTGGTATTTGATAACCAGCAATATTGTAAGGTGGGTGGGAAGCTATAAGATTAGTAATAGTATAACTATAGTTTCCTATGGGTATAGGAGTATTCAAAGTATTATCATTAAACCATCCTAAATACGAATACATAGGTACTGAGAAACTTAACGAATCAAACACGATAAAATAATCAGTATCATATTTGGTGTCAATCTGTGGAACACCGTTGATTTCTACGTAATCTCCACTCATACGCTCGTTATTCCCCACAATCTGAAAATAACCTAACCCATCAAACTCAACATCATATGAACCATCTGAGTTTGGATTTATAGGTTGGCCCTTATAAACTACTTGAAATGTAGAATTACAATCTCCATCAGGACAAGGGGAGTTGGAAATCGTATCTTGTTTAGTACAAGAAGGAGCAAATATTAGTGATAATATAAGCGTTAAGAATAATAGTATTGTTTTTGTTGAATCTGTCATAACCTTTATTTTTTATTTACGCCGTAAATATACGAAAGATATTCGGCTTCTCCAAGTATTTTACCGGAAGCTTTTAAAAAATAGTACCTAGTTGTGTGCGGTTATCAAATGCCACAGTGTTTGCTGCTCCTCCGTTTAGTGAAACTTCTACTTCACCTGCTCCCCTTAAGGTTATTAAACCTCCTGGGATGTTTGCTCCTGGTGTAAAAGATACTGATGATTGCCCTTCAGGAATTGCTATTCCCATTTGATAATCTTTTACTACTATTGCTTCTCTTTCTATATTGACTAGATTTGTAAAAGCAGTTCCTAAAAAATATTTTTCAAGGAAGTTAGAAGGGTAGGGTTGGTTTTCGGGTTGAGTTTCTAAAACTGCGTAACCCGCTTGTCCAGTATTGTTAAATGATAGTGTTGCCATGGTAATACATATTACCTACCCCAAGGAAAATTTTTAAGTATTATGAAAATGGCAGCAGGCCATACTACTATTATGAAGATTCTAGTGAAATGGTCATATTCTATCTTTTCCCCCAT